CATTCTTTGCTACCTCTTCAGAAAGTTTTTTATCTGATTCAAGATCTATTAAGGATTGTTTATGTGCTGCATCTTGGGCAACAGCCGCATCAAACTCAGCTTTTAAATTATCATATTGTTCTTGAGAAATCTTAGGCCCTTCAACACCAGCAAGTCTTTTATTAAGTTTGTCCATTTTTGCAGGATCAATTCGATTTGGATTAACTGCTTGAGGATTACCTAAAGAATCATAAATAATATCAGCACCATAATCACGTTTTCCATACATTTTTGGAGTTTGCATATGCGGAGGTGTGTCGTACTCGTCTTCCATTCCTAAAACTTCAGCTTTTGGATCTGGCTTTTGAGCTTTAACTGCAGCAAGAAGTCCTGGATCTACAGGCATTGGTTGATTAGCCCTTGCAGTTTCAGTAGTTCCCTCAAGTAATACTTCATCTCTGATTTGTTGATCTTCACTACGTGGACCAACCGCATCAGGAACTTTAGGACCAAAAGGACCATCTGGGTTTGGAGGAACATCATCCATTGATGGGACCTGTTCTTTCTGTGCTTCAACTGCAGCAAGGAGTCCTGGGTCTACAGGTAGTTTATCTCTAGTCATAGCCTGTAGTTGGTTATCATCTAGATAAACAGGCCCCTCAGGTGTATTAACAAATGCACCCATGTCATCCTCATAGACATCATTGTCTAAAAGAGTTCCTACTTTTTTAGAAACAACAGCATCATCAGAGTCATCTTCAGAAGGGTTATAAGGTTTAAAGAACAATTCTAGTTCATCACGCCTACGGTTTTCCAATCCTGGAATAACCTTACCATCAGCCATACGAAACTCTGAAGCCTCTTTCTTAAAGGTTTCAAAGTCACCAGAGTTAAGAGCAGCACGTGCCTTACTGTTTTCAAACTGTGGGCCACCAATGTTATACAGTAGCGACTTAACAGCAGCTTGTTGATTAGGATTAAGATCAGCTGAAACAAGACTGTTATAGTCTTGATCGGTCCTAGCCATTTCTTTAAGAAGCCTTTCATTAGCTGCCTCTTCAGAGATGGTATCCCCCATCTTAACACCCTCAGTAAACCCATATCCAATTGTAGGAATACCCGCAGAATCAAGATAAGCTTCATTACGAAACCCTTCTTTGTTCTTAAGGAAATCCATATACATCTTATTAGACATCGTTGGTCCTGGCCTTGTAGGCGCTACAGGAGCTTGGCTTGTTGTTGTAGGTTTGGGCGGCACAGCGTTACCATAAGAGGGGGTTACTGCTGCAAGAGCCTCATCTCCTGACTTAGGGGTCCCACTAGAAAACAAACCACTAATTAGATCACTAAAGAAGTTACCACTGCCCTCTGCAAGATACACAGGGCCACCATTAGCTTCATACTGTGGAACATTAGCAATTCTTTTTGCTGCTTCTTGAACACTCATCCCTTGATTAACTAAATTAACTAGTTTGTTTAACGTAGCATTATCTGTAGGTAGCCCCACTGCTATTGCTGCTTTAGCAAACTCATTACCATCTATGTTGGCTGCTGGCATTTGACCACCATGTGCAGCGTACTCAGGGATTGTACCACCTTGTTGTGCCTGTACAGCACGACCAGCATTGTTCATTTGCTCTATCTGTGGCTCAAACATACGTGTAGCTTCAGCGTTCATTACAAACTCACCTGGGGTTAACCATGCGGGTACTGTGTCAGTTCCCTTAGGTTCTCCAGGATGATCAGGGACACCCTGCATCATTGGGGGTATTGGCCCCATGTCAACACTGCTGCCCTCATAGAACTCAAAGGAGGTCATGTTGCCGTAACGATCTTTATTAGTATAACTTTTAAGTTTCATTACTTACCTCCACTTGAGCTATCATTGTTTCCACCTTGGTTATATTCAGGATGTCCGGGAGGTGGAGATGACGGTTTTGATGGTAGTCCATCTTTATTATTATAGTTCGCAGGATTTGCAGGGCTACTTGGTGCAGGAGTACTCGGCTTAGAGCTAAAGCTACTACCACCAGTAGATGCAGGTGTCATCCCTGCTCCACTAACAATATCACTAATAGACGTTGTTTCATCTGAAGAAATAGCTTTAGATGGATCTAAACTATCTAGCACTGCTTGCACTGCTGATGATGGTTTTGAAGAACCCATCTGTGGACCAGACAACTCATCGGGTACTGTGTTAGCGCTAGTAGGAGAAGTTCTGTCGCTTATTATATCAAATTGTTCTTGACTTAGGGGCACTTCTCTTTCAAAAGGAGTTCCTTTAAATTCAGTCTTTGTTCCTTTAGATATATTAGCATTAACAAAACTAACACCATCAATCATAACAGTTGTCCCACCTTGAGGGTTTTGCATCTGTCCACTATCACTAACCATAAGAGGTCCTTGATCTGATTGAACATAATCACCAGGCTGAGTACCCCACACAGGGCCAGTTGGTATATTTCCAAACTCATCTGTTTTAGCATTAATTGTATTTTGTGTAATAGTATTAGAAAGGTTTTCAATAGGAGAGTTTTCTCCGCGTCTACGAGCAGCACGGGCACCCTCTACAGTTGTTATGCTTGGGTCCATATCCATCTGCTTATAGATAGAGTTGTCATAGCTGCCAAGAAAAGAACTAACAGGGCTTTCACCAGCTGCTCTTAGTTTTCCGTAACCACTATCAGATCCAAACAAACCACCCTCAGTGCCTACACCATATGCATTTCCAAGCCAAGAGTCTTCACCTGTCATTTTAGTATAAGACTGTGCGGGTGCTCCTGTGATTGGATCATAAGCCCTGCCCTTATCTGCAAACACGTTACCCTGTGCATCATAAGTTCCTGGGTCACCATAGGTATATTTAGAGTCTTGCCCCATATTTAAAGAGTCAGCCATAAAATTACCAACAACAGGAACAGCCCTTACAATACCTGCAGGGTTTTGAACACCCTGTGTGTATCCATAAGACTGTGCTTGATTAATTCTAGCTTGATTATAAGCCTCAGCTTGTTGATTCTGTAAGTCACCTCCAGCTTGTAGGGGGTCTTGCGTATACGCAGGAGCCGCTGTACCTTGCTGTGTACCCATAACTGGGGGAGGAGTAGCGGGGCTACCCTGAAGACCTGCAGGAGGAGGTGCTATGGGTGCTTGTGGGGGTGCAAAAGAAGAAGGACCATAACGAAACCCATATTTAGGTTGCAACGAATAAGTTGGCTGATAGGGTATTGGCATATTTAAGCTCCTTTAGATAGAGGTCCACCATATGATACTTCGATCTCTTCGTTAATTGGGCCACCTGATTGTTTATAGCGAACCTTAGATAGAGGCCCACCAACATAACCGCCTTGGCTAAACAAACCAAAGGCTTTACCAGCAAGAAGACCTGCCCCAATATAGGGCATAGCAGCACCAAGACCAGCCATAGCGCCGCCAGCAGCGCTTGTACCAGCAGCTGTAGTAGCCGCCGTAGTGGGTGCAGCCATTTGACCAGCACCAGCAGCAATCTCTGCAGCTGTAGCACCTTCTGTGACAAGGTTTGCCAAGGCTGGCCCACCCCCTGGTCCAATGTTTGCTGTCGCAGCATTAGCCATATTACCTGTAAGAGGTCCTGGGGTACGTGTAGGTGTGCTTGTAAACGCTGCCTTAACACCCTCAACACCCTTTTTAATATATGGGTTAACAGTGTCTTTAACAGATTGAAATGCACTTTCAAGATATGGATCAGCCATTTTTTTTGCTTTGTCAGTTGCAACACCCTTTGCCATTTGCATTGCTTGTTCTTCTAGCGTAGGGTCTTGGGGTCTCCCAACAGGGCCTGATTGATATCGTGGCCCTTGCCGCCTTTGCTTATTACCAGCTTGAGCTACATTAATCATTACTTGCCTCCACTAGAGGTTGATTTAGTTTCTGAACCAGCACCTGCAAGATTAGCAAAGAAGTTTGCAAGAGAAGTATCTTTTGCTTCAGCTTCTTTTTGTGCTTGCTGTTGAAAGGTTGTTCCAGCTTGACCGATTTGTTCAACACCCATACCCGCCATTGCTTGACGATCTGATTGGTATTTACCAGCACGATCTGCTAGTGCTCCTTGCATCGCTGCTTGACTACGTGCAGACCCTAGAGCACCTCCTGCTGAGGCTTGTCCTAAAGAAGAACCCATAAGATTCTTAAGAGAACGTTCTTCTGCAGCACGAGTGTCATAAAGACCAGTACCACGAACAGCTTGCTCACCTAGTTGTTGTTGATAAGAAAGAGCACGTTGTTGCGGCTCATTCAAAGCTGCTACTAGTCTATTTGGATCTGCTTGTGTTTCTCTAAGACGAGCAAGATTAATATCAAGACCTTCTTTTACTTGTGGTTTAAACTCTTCTGGGATACCAGAAACTTGTGTTTGTGTGCTACCGCCGCCACCACTACTCATTTACATTCTCCTTTATAATACCATGTGCTGAGTAGTAGATCTCTGCACCGTATTTTAATTTTAGTAATTCAACATAATTTTGAGAGTGTCCTTCTGCTCTTATAGAGTCAGCCCTCCATTTTAACCCACCATGATGCTTTACATGTTCTAGCATAGCATTAAATAGTTTAATTACAGTAAAAGGAGTGCTGTTATCACTATCTACAATGCAATCTTTTACGTCCATAGTGTATTGGTTATTATAGTAGCTTTGATATGTAGAGGCTAAAAGAAATCCTATAAGTCTATTGTCTTTATATTCACCAATAGCTAAGTAATGTGGGTTACTTTCTTTTTGTTTAGCTACAATATTTAAGAAAAAAGAAATCCATATGGCTTCGTTTCTTTCGTATCCACCATATGTATTTTCTTTAGTTGACTTATTCATAAGCTGAATAGCTTCAAATACGTCATTGTCCTCAATAAGTTTTATCATTCTGCTCTTACCTTGTTTTGTAAATCTGCAAAGTTAGTAGACTCTTTAATGTCTTTAATTAACTTTAGATTTTGTTGCTCAAGATCGTTAAGTAGTTTAATTACTTCAAGCAATGTAAAATCAAGAGCAGGTTGATCCGTAATAGGCGGGTTTTGTACTGCCATTACTTAACGCCTCCTTTTAAGATACCTAATTGCATACCTGATATATTCCATGCTTTAGTATTACTACCTGTGTAAGCGCTACTTGTATCTGCAGCTGCATCATCAACCCTGTAATTAAGAAATCTACCAGTAGTACGTACATCAGTTTTATACGAACTAGCTACAATAAAATCATTTACAGTTAGCTTATTTGCTTTTGAACCAGACTGTGTATTATCTTCAGGCGTAGTCAAATATGCAAGCTCACCAGGATTATTAGTAGCCCTCGCTCTAAGCTGTAGAGTAGCACGTTGCGGTTCACCACCAACAGTTGTGATTGTCCCACCATCTGCCCACAAAGCAATACTGCTTAATGTTTCAGTGTCAAAGTTTGGTGTAATAGACAGCTGTTCTCTTTCGGCATAAGATATATAAGGTGTACCACCAAAATCAAAACCTAAATCTGCTGACCTAATACGATTAAACAATGTTCCAGATGTGTATCCACTTTCTGCAAAGATAGGGAACAACTTATTAGGGTTAGTCTGGTTGCTTGACCAAGGCCTTACAATATCAAACGTAGTACTAATAGATGTTCCTGATGTGCTTTGAGTAGGATTAGTTGTTGCTACTGTATTACCCTCTGCTGCAGCCACTAAGGCTGTAGTTGTCGGGGCAACACTAGCTGCTACTACTTGCGTAGCTGGACTAAATGCAGTTACATAGTTAGCTGTAGAGCTAAACTGGCTAGGACTAATATCAATGGTTGTAGGTGCAGATGTACTATCCGGTGTTACAATCAGTGCGTTATTAGTACTAATCTCAGCAAGTGCTGAAAGCAATGCGCTTTGAAGCGTAGCTACAGTTCCGTTAGGCTTAGCTAACTCAGTAGAGTTTTGTGTAGCATCTGGATTATAATATAATGCAAGATAAGCTGAGTCACTTGAGACACCCGAATCACCATACGTACTATCATTAGCTGCTGGTGTAAAGCTAGGGTCAAGAAGCCTACCTGGGCCTTCACCATAATGCCTGTCAAAAATTACACTACTACCACTTGTTGTATTAATAGTAATAGTAACCCTAGTCATTTTAGCATAAATAGGGTTAACACCTTCGGTTACTACAATATTACTACTTGTTGAGTTAGAAATTAAAGGCGACACTAGTGTGCCAGTTCTTGAATCCCCTGGAGTTACAGTATAAGCAAAAGAACCTGTTACATTTTTTCTATCTGCGCTAGTAAATGTAAGCACTTCGTTAGAACGACTTACAGTAAAGTAAGTTGTATCTGTCCAAGCTGCTTGTAACGCGGTAGCTATTTCAACAGCTGTTATTTCTTCTACATTAGTAGGTGAACTTCCAGAGTCAGGATCAAATGCTGTTGTACTATCAAAGTTTATTGTTACAGGGTTTCCTTCAGGTGGCGTAATAGTAATACGATCTGTTGTACTATGTGCTGCTCGACCTGCTCTTGTTTGAGCACCTGTAAATGTGCTGTTACTAAAACCAGCAGGTAAACTACCTGTACTAGCTACTGTAACTGTAAAGTTATTGCTTACAATTCCAACTGCTGCAGCTGTAGCTGTAACAAGACCTGTCCCTGTAGTTGTACTCCATCCGCTATTAGCATTTATAAGCCCACTGACAGCTGTTACAACTGTAGCTCTAGTTTGAGTACCGCTAAGTACTGTAGTGCTTGTAGAGGCATCTGGGAACGTTACTGTAAGTACTGGTTGTGGAATACTGTTATCAACACCTGTAGTAACTACACTTACTGAAGAAGTAAGATTGCCACCAAAAGTTGTTTCACTATAACCTGTACCTTGATAATCAGTTGCAAAAGCAATTGTTAAGGCACTATGATTCCCACCGTTAACTGAAGTAAATCTTATATTGTTTCCATTAGTTGCAACACTATAGATAGCAGAAGAACTACCATTAAAGACGCTAAGAGCAGATAGTTTAGACACAATATCATCTCTAATCGCCGCTTGATTTGTGAGATTTTTTGTAAGAGTAATTGCCTCGTTGATTGCACCTTGTACTCCACTTACGGCTGGTGCCGTAATAGTCATTGAAATAGCAGGACTAAGTGCCGCTGTAATACCATACACACCTACCCCTGTAGTCGTAGAATTAGGCGAAATATTAGTTGTTGAACCACTACCAGACACTGCAAAAGTAGAAGTACTAAATGCACGAGGCCCAGGAACGTCAGACGTAAGTGTAAGAATATTAGTAGATGCAGTAGCTGTAAAATCTGCCAATGCATTATTACTATTAATATAATCACGAATAGCCGCAACAAACTGCGTCATAGTAATTGTAGCACCATCAGCATAGCTAGTACCAAGAATAGCACTAGCAGGGAAACTAACATTACCAATACTAGCATCACCGTTAATAATTGCGCTAGCGCCACCATCAAGGTGGGTAGATTTATCACGATCATAAGTAAATGTTGCTGAAGATGGATAAGTTAGTGTGCTTACTGCGTTAACAGTATTAGGCCCAGTATCACCTGTGACTGTAAGATCTACAACTTCAAGCACATCAGTAGTAAAGCTACTAAATGTACTAACAGCTACTGTTTTAACAGCTTTAGTTCCTACTGTTTTTTTAGGCGTTTTACCATTAATAGTAACTGCTTGAGTCTCTCTTTTACCGCGATTAGTATAGCCTGCATTGCCACTGTTGCCAGTAGCCGCAATAGTCGCAGTTGGGATACCGCCTCCTTTAATAGGCCCAACATCACCTGCAGCAACCGCATCAAGGTCTCTAATAGTCCATGTATTGTCTCTGTAATTCCAGATAAGAGCTTCATCGCACTCGCCTCCAGTTGAGTTTAGTGTAGGATAACACACCCATATTTCTTCTTCTTGATGATTCTGAAGGGTAAACAATTGACGTTCATGTATTGGGTTTAGGTTATTATAAAAGTATTGAGTAACCCGTTTACCAGATAACGATTGTATATTTCCTGGGTTTCCAGAAAATGTGTAAATGTCGTTAGCGCCTACTACAAAATGTTTACCATCATATTCCACAACAGCACCTGTAGTAAGGCACCCATACTCATCTGTATTAGGAGCAAATGAAACAGGTGCAGTGGCGTTACCAGTAAGGCGCATAACGTGAATACTGTCTGTACTATAAATGTACATATTACCCTGCAACGATTTCATTTCTTGAATAACATTTGTTTCAGACAAAGTAAATTCGTCTGCTGTACTTACACCTGCTGCAAATGGGTTCCAGTTATTTGGAACAGACCCTGGAACTGCAACATCTGATGTACGCACTACACCCGAAAGTCTACGAATAATTTTTGCATTATTAGTTGAGTCTACTTCTGTAAGATCACCAGCAACCAGTAGATCACCAAATGATTGTACTATACCAGCACGAACATCAACAATATTTCTAGATTCAATTGTTACTTTTACAGAATCCCCTACAGTAAGACCGCCAATTACAATAACTGTGGTATTAGTAGATGTGTCTGTGTAAATTTGAAAGTTATTACCTGTTACAGTAGGTGTAGTTCCTGGTAGGGTTCCTGGAACAAAGTTAGTACCGTTTACTGTCCCTGACCCAGCAGGACTACCTGCTTGTGCTGATTTATTATTAGTCCCTGTAACAAGAATTTGATTAGTAGAAAAGTCTACTTTTTGTCCAAGATCAAATACTGTAATTGCACCTGCTGAATATGTATCATTAAACACTTGTTGCTCAACTTGATAGCTATCCCATCCAGGAAGTTCTGCAAGTACTATATTATTAATATCTGTGTTACCTGCAGTATCAAGAATGTAATGCGGTTTATCAATACCGTTATTTAAAATAAAAGCAAAACCACCACTAAACAAAGTATGTTGCCAACCGTAAGTTGTAAATGCAAACCCGTTTGTCATACTAGCAGGTGTAATATCTTTCTTTGTACCTAGATGATCTTGAATATAAACTTTCTGACCCACTGTAATACCAGCACGTATATAGTCTACTACCCAAATATAATAACAACCATGTGGTGCTTTGTTGGGGTTTTCCCAGACTGCAAAGTACCTAACTTGCCCAAATGCTTCATTAGCAGGTACAAGATCTTCTACAATATTATTAAGCAGTAGCTCACCAGTAATTTTACGAACTGCACCATCTTTAAACCTAACATTGCGTACATTTGTAAATACGTTTGGTGCTAAGGCAACAGGAGGAGTATCTATGATTACCCCTTGCGATGCGATATCGGTAACAGAAATTGTTTCTTCTGCCATATTACTCCTCCGTTAATTAGTCGTTATGAGCATTCCTTTTGGCCTGTAAGCGGGTCGATGAAGCAAGCCTCAACCTTTCCCTCTTCTTCAGCCATTTCCTCATTCTCGCTAAGTACCTTCTCTTCCTCTTCCAAGGTTTCGTTGAAGATACCAAATCTTTTTCCACTGATCCTGAACGTAGTGCATCCCTTCGCCCCGCCCTTCCAGGCATCAACATACACTTGTTTAAATTCCTCATATGAGACATCATCTCCCACATTACAAGTTTTAGAACACGCTGAGTCAACATAGTGTTGAGACAACAGCAATACTGCTAAGTGGTCTTGAACTGAAATATCAGATGATGTCCTCCCTTCTACCCCTCTTGCATAAGCGTAATCCTCTACACGCTCTACACGAGGTCCTTCAAATGTTTGGATAGTACGATCATAATAGTGACTAAATACTGGCTCTATCCCACCAGTAACATTATCTGCCACGAGACTAATAGTCCCAGTAGGAGCAATGCTAGTAAGGTGGCTGTTACGTATGCCATGTTCTCTAATCTCCTTTTTAACGGATGCTGGAAGTGTACGTACAAAGTTAGACTTTAGATACTCTTTACGATACATAGGGAACGCACCTTTTTCTTTTGCAAGAAGTGCTGATGCCCGATAACAATTATCTCTCAAACAAGCAAATACTTTCTCTGACCAATTAAGAAATTCAGGAGAAGCGTAAGGGTACCCTAGAAGCTCACCAGCGTTAGCTAGCGCAGTTACACCTAGTCCCATACGTCTTTTAGCCTTAGCCTCATCAGACTGCTCTTTAAGCGGGTAAATAGTACGATCAATAATATTATCCATAGCACGTACTACATGTGGGATATCTTTCTTAAACTGTGTAAAGTTAAATGTATAATTACCATCACTTTCATCAAGGTATTTTACTAAGTTAAAGGAACCTAATAGACATGCACCTTGCGGGGGCAACGGCTGCTCACCACATGGGTTAGTGGCTTCAATAGTCTCACAGTACCACAAGTTATTCATCTCTTGTATACGGTCAATAAACAGAACCCCAGGCTCTGCCCAATCCCATGTCGAGTTCATTATTTCGTCCCAAACCATTGAGGCCGATAAAGACCCACGCACAACACCATCAAAGACAAGATCGTACTCGGTATCACTATCCAGAGCTTCCATAAATGCATCTGTAATCCCGACTGAGATATTAAAACCTGTGAGCTTATCACTGTTGCGTTTAGCCCTAATAAAATCAAGAATATCAGGATGGTCAATCCTAAGGACACCCATTTGTGCTCCACGCCTGTGACCAGACGAAGCAATTGTTTGACACACTGCATCAAAGATACCCATGAAAGAAACAGGACCAGAGGACTGAGAATCGAGAGAATTAATATGGTCGCCACGAGGTCTGAGTCTAGAGAAATCGTATCCAATACCACCCCCTTTACGCATTGTTTCAGCGGCTTCTGCTGCACGTTTCATGATAGACTTCATGTTGTCATCAATGATCCCTGAAACAAAACAGTTAAATGCAGTAGTAATACGCCGACTGCCCATTGCGTTTTGAACCCTACCTGCTGGTAAGAATCTCATATTTCCAAATATGTCTTCTAGCTCTAGTTGATGTTCCTCAGTATCATTAAGTGCTGCTGCCATTCGTTTTACTTTATCATCAAAGGACTCACCCTCTTGACGATATTTCATAGCATCAATCTCTTCAGAAATAGATGTGGATGGACCAACGTACTCTACGTTTCTCATAGTATTATTACCTCTTTGTTAAATAGAATTTTGTCTATAAGGGGTATATACTATTGTACTTGTTTCATCCTAGTTACAAGTCGCTCAGCACGATTTGGTACTTGATTATACCAACGGCTATCAACCATTTGATTTGCGGCCTCTTGCCAATTACTAATTGCCACAGCTGCAATAAACTTTTTAAACTTACTAAGCCTTGGCCTCCCCATATTAAACATCATATTAGCAATAATTAGTTGAACTTCATCGGGCAATACTTCAAAACTGGGGAAGAGCGTTTCACATTCTTCAAGCACCACGATGATGTCGCTAGCAAAACATTCGTTGACTCTATCTTCTGAGACAGGCGTTCCGACAGGTTGTCCATACTCCACATCATCCACCAAAATAAGGTGCCCAATACCAAAAGTTGGATACCCAAGATGGTCCATATAGATTTCATATTTACATCCCTCATCAATAAACAAATCTTCCTTTAGTTTATCTATATTCATTTGGTTAGCCTCTTTTGCTTTTCATATGTCCTTAAACCGCCAATCCCCAACATACCGCCTAGAACAGGCAACAGGGTGCTCATGTCAAACTCAGGTAGGGTAGGTAGTTGAGTACCTGTTAGGGCCACTACAAAGAGCAGTATGGGCTGTAAAACAAAATGATATGCAAAGGCAGAGGCGCACACCCAACCAACCGCTGGTCTCCACCCACCTTTAAAAACACTACCACTAGCGGCTTCAGCCTTGTTAACTTCTATTTGAGCAAGTGCTAACTGTTGAGCATGTTTTTCACCCATAGTAGCAAGCTCGTGTGCAATCCTAGCCTTTTCATCTGCATCAGGAATAAACTTATCTAGTAGGCTTGTTACTGGCCCAATAAGTGCTTGAATCATGTTGCTTCTCCTCGTGCTTTAATACACTTTCCTTGTACAGGATAATGAAAAGGTACACCTTCAATAATATCTTTTCCCATTTCAATTGTCCTCTCTTGACATTGTTCTAATTCTTTATACGGGCCTCTTGTATCTTGTGCCATGAAACAATTCATAGTGCCTGTGATACAAACCAACACCCATGCCTCAAACATGTTATCCTCCGTTTGCTATTTTTTGTAGGTACATTATCCACCAAATGATACCTCCACCACCACCTCCAACAATTACAATAGATAATATAATACTTAAAATAAGATCTT